GCAACACTTGAATCACGATCACGTGTCTTTCCATAAGGACGGTGAGGATGATGGACGAGAAGTACCTGAGATGGGAGTTCTGACACCGAATCAGATTAGGCGCTGGAAGAAATACATACCCAAGGAGGACAGAAAGTAACAAATTTTGCAAAATAAAATGCAAGCTGTTACTATTCACATATGGAAATAACCAAGGCTCACTGGACTACTGACGGCGATACCGTCCGTATGACTATGCCCTTGCAGAAGGTTGACGAGGAAAAGAGAATTGTTTCTGGTTGGGCCACAATGGATAACGAAGATCTCCACGGAGACATTGTTACCGCTGAGGCTAGCACCAAAGCATTCGAAAGATTCCGTGGCAACATTCGTCTTATGCACCAGCCAGTTCCGGCAGGTAAGCTAGTTAACTTCCGTGAAAAAGAGTTCTACGACGAGAAGACCGAGAAGTTCTATAGAGGAATTTACGTAGACGCATATATTTCTAAGGGTGCCCCGCAGGTCTGGGAAATGGTTCTTGATGGAACACTTACCGGATTCAGCATTGGTGGCAATGTAATTTCGACAGAGCCAGGCTTTGATAAGGCCGCGGGTCGTCAGGTTAGGTTTGTAAAAGATTATGAAATGGTTGAACTATCTCTAGTGGATAACCCAGCTAATCAGCTCTCAAATATATTTAGCATTCAGAAGACTGCTGACGGACAGAAAGTAGAAGGTATGATCACCAAAGTAAACACAGAAGTTGTGCTTTATTGCAAGGACGATCAGATCGCTAATTCTGGCGACGTCACTGAAAAGGATTGCGATGTATGCCACAAGCCAATGAAGAACATTGGATGGTTTGAGAGCGATGGTGGAGACAGAACAGAGAAGGTAAACTCACTCATACAAAAGTTTAACTCTAATGAGGGAGGTGAAGAAAATATGCCAGAGGAAAAGAACGAAGAGGTCAAGTCAGCCGAGGAAGTTTCCCCTAAGGGAGATGACGAGGTTGTAGCACCAGAAGGCGAGGAAGCAGCTACTGCTACCGAAGTTGAAGTTGGTGACGAGACCGTAACAATTACTGGTACCGGTGAGGAAAAGGTCGAAGAGGCCAAGGAATTGCCTGAGCCAGCCGACGGCGAAGTTGTCGAGAACCCTCTTGAGGCTAAGAACGACGACGAGAGTAGCGAGATTCGCAAGTTATTTGCGGAGTTCAATACTAGCATCAGCTCTGCATTGGAAAAGAATGCAGCGCAAACCACTCAGGCTCTAACTGACGTTAACGCAAAGTTGGGCGCTGTTACTGAGGACTTGGAGAAGCAGCTAAATGCGCTTTCAAAGTCACACAGTGAGTTAAGTGAAAAGTTTGGCAGCTTGAATTCTCAGGTCGAAAGCGTGGAGAAGCGTTTTGGCGGAATTGAGAAGTCAATGGCTGTAAAGAAGTCTTCTGACCTTGGCGGGTCGGAAGAAGATTCTTCTATTAAGAAGAGCAATGAATCAAAGTGGGGCGGGCGCTTCTTCGGAACAAGTCAGCTAGGCTGATGTTGTTTATAGCCAAAACCATGTTTTACAAAAAATTTATCGGAGGTGAAATAAACAAATGAGCAACGAACTACTTGAAAAGGTAATCGTTTCTACCGAAATCGGTGCCCCAGCAGGATCAGGTCTTTTAGCACCTGCTCAGGCTTCTGAGTTCATTGATTACATGTGGGACGCTACTGTACTTGCACCGCAGGTCCGTACCGTAACATTGTCTTCAACAGAACAGGAGTTTGACAGAATCGGAGTTGGTCAGCGTCTTATTCGTAAGGCAGTTGAAGCAGTAGACACTGGTGAGAACCAGGGTGTATTCTTCTCTAAGATCAACCTTCGTACCACGAAGATCCGTCTAGACTGGGAACTTTCAACCGAAACTCTTGAGGATAACCTTGAGGGAGAAGCGCTAGAAGATCACATTGCTCGTATGATGGCAACCCAGGCAGGAACTGACTTGGAAGATGTTGCTATTAACGGTGACGAGGATTCAACTGACAGGTCCCTATCTATTATGGACGGTTGGCGTAAGCGTGCACTTGAAGGAACTGTCGATGGTGCAGCGCACGTTATCGATCACGGAGGTCAGCCATTCAACAGATTGGCAGCCCACCGCGCATTGAAGGCTATGCCACGTAAGTTCATGCAGCAGAGGGGTAACCTTCGCTTCTGGGCACCAGCTAGCTTGCTACAGGATTACAACTACGGTCTAACCGAAGATGGTCTATACCCTGAGCTTGGACAGCGCGTAATCCAGAACGGTGGGAACGTCGCAACCGGACGTGCAGGTGGGTTCACAGTTGGTAACCTATTCGGTGTACCAGCCCAGGAGGTCAACCTATTTAGGGACGACCTTGACGGAGACTACTCAGGTTCAACTGGTGGTCACGGTGAGCTATGGTTGACAGATCCAAAGAACCTTCTTTGGGGTGTCAAGCGTGAAATCAAGGTAACCCGTGCATACGCACACAAAAAGGATACTCTTGAGTACACCATGTTCTGCCGTGTTGGTACTCAAATCGAGAACACTGACGCATTCGTAATCGTCAAGAACATCGCCCTAGGCGACTGATAAAAATCTTGCGGTATAATGAGGGGGGCTAGAGAAATCTGGTCCCCCTCATTTACTAATATTAGGAAGAAGGAATTAAAATGGAAGAAATAGAAAAAGAGAAGTTCATGGATCTTACCAAGGCTGAGCTGCAGAAGGTGGCTGAAAAGTTTGGTACAGAGGTCCGACCAACTACCTCCAAGAAGGATATTGTAGAAGCTCTCGACGCAGATGGTGCCGATTGGAAGACCTACGAGGCTTTCTTTGCACCTAAGCCTGAGCCAGAAGACCTACCAGACCCAGAAGGTGAGCTATTTGAAGGCGGTTTGTTTGATGAAGAGCCTGTAGCTACCACAACAGCAATAAGGCCGGTCGTCAGAGAGCGAGCACCAGAGCCAGAGGCAGCACCTACTCTAGTAAAGATGATTCGTAAGAACTTCACCTATGAGGTTCGTGGATACAAGTTCACCAGAGAGCACCCATACGCTTTAGTCAAGGATGAAGATGCAGATTACCTGATTGAATCAGGAGGTTTCCGTATAGCTTCTGGAAAGGAAGCTAGAGACTTCTATGGCTGATTTTACCGCTCGAAGAGGACAGAGATTTGTCGAAGACTTTACGTTTAAGAATGAGTCGGGTAAACAGATCTCTGTCCCTTTTGGGAATTATGAGGTAGTGTTGGAGCGCGGGGATTATGCCAAAGTTTACAACGACATAAGGTACTCCCGCTCTAAGCTGACGTGGACGATGGA